GTGTACCTACTACTTCCTATATATTGACAGAGTTTGGTCTACGTCTGCCAGCTGATTTTTTAATATTTTTCAAATGATCTTTCCAATCACCTGATGTTTTGTTTATCATATTACCGGTATGGGTAATAAGGGCAGGAGTGCCCATAACTTGTTTCCACTCTCCAGATGATATCATTTCTTCCATCTTTGCAATCGTAACGATCATATCGCTAGTCTCACCTGTTTGAAGATTTTTCATTTCGTACAACGGCATAATATTATTTCCTGTTTGATCAATCTATATAGAGAGAAACGAGCCTCTTGATTGAGGCTCATCCCAGATATGGATCACCCCCTTAAACGAGTTTCTACTTGTGAAATTGCGCAATCTAAAAATGATTGCCGTTTAGCAATTTTGTAAGCAATTTCTTTTTTACCTCTCTTTTCTAGTTTTCGAATATAATGTCCAAGTTCTCGTGAATCTTTTTTTAATCTTTCTATTTGATTGGATTCGACCATAAGCATTTCCTTATCTAAAAATTATTCTTGGATCATGATCATTCTTGTATCAACTCTGGGAATACCTCCTTTACCAGTGTTTTAGTCAATCCTTTCACAGGGGACTTTTTGTTTATCATAGATACTAATATCTCAGCATCTTTGGGGTGTACCGCCTCGAGCATGTCAATGAACATGCGTTCGCGACGAATGGGATTAAGTTTGCTACTTTCTTGCAGACCTTTAACGTAATACTTAAAGGTACGATGTTGTCTCAGAAGAGACGAGGGAGGTGTTTCAGGATTGTTTGGTGTGTATGGTGGAGTTCCAGCTGGTAGATTCCACTGAATTTTATTATCAAAAGTACCCCTTAATACATCCAACAGAGGCATTATTTCATTTGATTTTAATACTGTTATTCTATCTTTCTTGGTCTTAGCTTTCTCAACCTGATCAAGAATTTCATACACTTCAAGTTTCTTAGCATGAATTGCCATAATGTTTCACCTTAATTATATATTATGTTCTAACGAGCTAAAGCTATTTTACACAAATATTCCAAATTTGTCAAGCGTTATTTATCCCTGAGTCTAGGCTCTCGCCTATTATAGTGTTGTGTAACAATCGCTAAGTTCTTAGGATCGTTGTTCAATGGGTCATTATCTTTATGATGCACATCCATCTCATCAGTAAGATCCTTGCGCCCTCGCAGTTTCCTTCTCGCAGCATTACGTGCTGTTCTACGTTCTACTTGGTCTGGGCGAGAGTGATAGTTGGCGTATTCTTTTGCGTAGTCTCGTTCTTCTATAAAGGCTTTAAATGAAATCATTACCGGACCTGTCTTTTTTTCTCTGCTTCGATCCACTTCTTCGCCTTAGAGTTATCGGGTGGTGATTTCGTAAACTTAACAGCATCACGATAAGCACGAAGAGTTTCAGATTTATAATCTTTTCCGGTAGTATTATCGACAACCAGAAAATTCTTCTTACCAAACATCGCCTGAAACGCGCCTATGTTCGCCTGGACGCTTTTCCAATATTTCTGCACTTCTGCATCGGGAAGTGATCGATCGCGCTGCCTGTTGCGTTCTAGAGCGGTCTCAATGTCTGTATTGACAAGAATCATTGCGACATCGTACCCAATGTCTTTGAGTTTCTTTGCCTGCCCTTTAACCTTCTCAATGTTTTTTCCAGTACCATCGATGACCAAACCTAAACGACCATCTATATATTGCTGCTGGCGTTTCCCTGTCAGTTTCTGAGCACGACCTCTTATCTCTTGACCCTGAACAGAGAATATATTATCAGGATTCATTTCGATTCCAGCCTTTTTCATAGCCGTTTCAAAAGCATCATCAGAGTTAACAATCTTATAACCAAGTGATGTCAACCCTGTTTTACCAGCGATAAACGACTTACCAGAACCAGGTCCGCCCGCTAGGAAGATTGCTTTAAATATGGCGGGGTCATTGACACCCTCGGCAAGATGTTGTTTAAATGATATCATCGTTAGTTTATCTAATTGTCTTAACTAATATTTATACTTTTAATACTTCGAACAATTACTTTGGTAGGTGTTTAGCGTGAATTTTACAACCAATGAAAGCGTTATAATAATCGTCTTTCAACAACACATCTTTATCAAATTGTTCTTTCGCTTCAAAGTAAGACATCTCGCCTTTCGTGTTGCAAAGTCTCAATATCGTTCTATTATATATGCTATCTGAAATAGATATTTGTTCTTTTAAACGTTCACTACTACCATGGTATGTACGCCAATCGCTCTCTACGAGCGTCTTCTTGCGTCTCTTGCGTGTTTTGGTGACGGGTAAGATCTTACTACGCCAGAAGCCTTTCTTACCAATATATTTCATACCGGTATCAGCCTCCTCTATCAGATACACAAAACCCACCAAAGAATTTAATTCCTCTTCGGTGGGTTCATAGGGTTGATCGTTGTAATACCAAGTCATAAAAGTATGCTAGGTTACCGATTCCCACCGGGCTTCGATACCACACATTGGGCAATTTGCTGGTTTTTCTTCGTCGTCAGTAACAGTTAACTCGACATAGGTATCACACATCGGGCATTCTAATTCGTATTCGTATTCATCCATTTTTTAACTCCTTATTTTTATGTATATTATTTAGTCATCTCGCGGCGTTAATTCTTTTTGGCCACTTGTTAAACCCGCGTCTAAAACATGGAGATCCAAAGGGTCTCTTTTTCTTAATAATGAAATCTGTGTTTGCATAGAGATACACTTATTTTTAAACAACTTACACCACTGTACATGAATTGATTGGTCAGGTGTCAAGTCAACCTCATATGGGTTTTTATATTGGTCTCGTCTAAACACAATAATAAAGTCGGCGAACCAAACGCGGTGATCTGGTACAAATAGGTTTTGTATAGATTTGCTAATACCGAACGAACCTAAACCAAATGTAAGGTCGCGCCTTATTATTTCTCCTACATATCTTTCAAAGAATTTTGCTGTGGGCGGTTTCCACAATTGTGGATTCCAATCTAAACGACAGTCGTTCCTTGCTCGAACAATGTATTTGTATTTTTCAGGTACTTCTTGTAATATATCCCAAAGTTTATAAACTTGTAAAAAGGATTGTGGGAAATCCGATAAAATTTTCTTGTATATTTCTTTTTCTATATTAACAACTGCATAATCATATCGACCTTCAAAACACAATCTTTTGATTATTTTATCATGCACATCTGGGTCTAGTCTTTCTATACCTGTGATTAAAATTAAAACATCGTCCCTGACCCTATTAGGATTTTCTTGTATATCAATCATATTCTTTCCCCCAACCCCAACCACCTTCCATACCCACTACTGAATATTCGGTGACTCGCTTCTCAAAAAAGTTATCGTGTGATGCCCCATTAAGCACCCAATCTAACCACGGAAGAGGGTTGTCTTTTTGTCGAAACTTGGTGCGAAGACCGAGTTGAAGTAAACGTCGATCAGCAATATGTCTTATATATGCTCGCACTTCTTCTTTGGTAAGCCCCTGCACTTCGTTGCCTTTGAATGCAAGATTGATAAACTTATCTTCGAGTGCGACAGCGTTCCTAGCCATTACATAGATCTTTGACTTGAGTTCATCGTTGACAATACGAGGATGTTCTTCGCAGAATGTTCGGAACAGTTTCGCGTTACCTTGCACATGTAAAGTTTCATCGCGGATCGACCATTCGACAATCGTACCCATACCCTTCATCTTACCGAAACGTTGGAAATTCAACAACATTACGAATGATGCGAACAAGGACATGCCTTCGTTGAATACCGATTGAGCAAGCGCAAGAGCGAGACCAGACTGAGTTGAACAGTCACCATTCGCCATGAAATCGACCTTATCAGCCATCTCCTTGATTTCCATGAATTTGCCATACTCTTCGTCGGGTAAGCCCAAAGTATCGTTCAGAAGCGCGTAGGCGCGCTGGTGGACTGCTTCTCGACCAGCAAACGACGAAAGCATGTTGCGCACTTCGTTATTCCTAAACTTAGGTATTAACAGTTCGTGATAGTTCTCACCAACCTGTACATCACTCTGTGTGAATAGTCTCAACACCTGAGTGATAAAGTCTTTCTCATTTACAGATAATTTGGTTT